CCCAGACAAACCATTACCAAGGCAACTATTGGGATCTACTTGATGGTAGTCACCATTGGGATATGTTGCTAGGCCACCCAACCTGCACGAACATGGCTAACAGTTCAGTGAGCAGGCTAACACAGCAAAACCCAGACGGTACTCTTAGGTACCCTACTAGAATGCAAGACATGCAAAGAGATGCAGAAGATTTTAAACGCATGTTAAACACACCGCACGCAGATAGGGTTATGTTGGAAAACCCACTCATGCACGGGCACGCAACAAAGATAATTGGTGAGAAATCTAGCTTTGGAATCCAGCCGTTCCAACACGGTGCGACTGAGTCAAAGCACACTAGGTTCCATACACGCAATGTTCCACCAATGAAGCCAACCCAAGTTATGCCTAAGCCTGCTAATGGTCTTTGGGATAATCAAATTAGGGGAAAGAACGGAAAGGTGTATCCAAAGGAGCCACCATCCGCACAGAGGGCAACGGACAGATCGCGCACAAGACCTACTGTGGCTAAGGCTATTGCAGAACATATACACTCTTTAATTCCTCCACCGGAAAGCAAGGTTAAAATGTCTAGAAGAAAAGACGGATCTTGGTATTTCACTAATGCAGTCTAGTCGTGTGTATGACTGGGATGGTACAATAGACCCGTACCTGCCTACGGTATATCCACCCGGCTCACCTGAAAAGATTCGGGTAATGCAAATTCGTGCAGAGCTGGAGTTACCGCTTCATCACACCGAGGATAATAAGAATGTTGAACTGCAAGTATGTGACCTTAGATCAGAGCGGTTCAGAGTGGTTGAGATGGCGACAGGGCGGGGTAGGTGGTTCTGATGCTGCTGTACTAATGGGTTCTAACCCTTGGTGCAAGCCAGACGAACTAATGGGAAAAAAAATAGGAACTATACCTGAGCAGTACGAGAACGAGCGAATGGCTAGAGGCAAACGCCTAGAGCCTATTGTGCGTGAGATGTACGAAGACCTGACAGGATTAAAAGTTGAGCCAGCTTGTGTTGAACACGAAAAGTTTCCGTGGTTCATGGCCAGCCTAGATGGTATCACCAAGGATGGTCGATTGATTGTAGAGATTAAATGCCCCAACGACAGGGCACACTCAGAGGCACTCAGAGGATGGATACCAAAATACTATTACCCCCAGGTGCAACATCAACTAGGGGTGACAGGTGCGAAGGTAGCACACTATGTATCCTATTCAGATGCCGATAAGTTTAAATTACATGAAAGGCTAGCCTTGGTAGAGATGCGACCCAACGAAGGATATATCAAAGAACTCTTTTTAAAGGAGCTATCATTTGTCACACAACTCGAACATCAGAAGGCTCGACTTACATGATTTAGACCACCACTATGTGGAATTACTCAATGAATTTGCACCTGTTTTCACGACTATAGAAGAGATGAAAAGGTGTTATTTGGACAGGAGCTTTGCTGGCTCCTGTCCTACTTTTTTGTACCTTAGTGATTGCGGAAAACCATTAGGGAGTATTACAGTCCAATTAGTAGATAAAATGATTTACAGATTACCTTACGCATTCATAGATGATTTTATTGTAGCCGAGGCTTGGCGTTCAAAAGGTATCGGCAAGATGCTAATGAGGCACGCAATAAATTACTGCCACACAAAAGGATGTTTTAAAATTATTTTAGATTGTTCACCCACCCTGGAAAAGTACTACGCAGGTTTTGGCTTCTATGTCAATGGCACCACAATGCGTTTAGATTTGTAAGGAAAACGCATACATATTTCTGTCAGAAAAACGCATACACTTTTCTGACAGAATTACCATTGGCACGGTAATTGCTTTTATACCTATATATATCTACTAGCTATAGTTAGTATTTCTCTGAAGAGAAATACTAACTTATACTTAGCTATAGCTATATTTAAAAATACTTTTCAATTTAAAGGCATGTCTGCTAAGTACTTACAACAACAGTAAAAATACTTTGACAAAATATTGGCAACTGGGGTTGCAGTCTGCTTTTTAGATTATAGATTACCTTTATGTGAAGCACAGAGCGACACACGGAACACTAAATCTTTGAGGGGGATTAGTCATGGCAGTAAAGTACTTTGTTTCTGATTATGTTGTAAAGGCTATGGACGACTTCGACAAGAAAACTTGTTACGATGCAACCGAATGGGATAGATTCTACTCTGTGATTTTAGGCCTTGCTAAGGCTAGTCATTTTAAAATCATTTCGACAAAGACTGGTCCAAACCTGCAAGTTGATTTCAAGATTGAGATCAAAACCTATGATTGCAAAATGGTACAAGACTACACATTGTACCCACCTCTAATGGCTAATTGGTTTGAAGAAACTGTTCTATCGTTGGAATGGTGTGACCAAGAATGCAATCGCAAGATTGTTGAGTTGATTGCTAAAATTGAAGAAGAGGAGAACGCTAATGTTTAGTCCACCTGACCACAATGATTACGACCTTGATCAGCACGATCACGGTGACGATCCTAGAGAATACCAACAGGATGAGAACGACAGTGCGGAAGACGCACTGGAGGCGGAGTCTAGGTCTAAACCTGACTACGATGATCCTACAGAAGAGAACGATTTAAGAATGCAAAGTTATGACGATGACCACTACAACTTAATGGGAGAATAACATGTCAAAGATTAAAGAGACAATACCTGAGAGAGCTAACTTTCATGACGACAGTCCTGAATACGAGCCATCAGATTCAGAGTGTGTAAGAATTGATGCAGGTTGGGATAAAGTAGCTAAGGCGTTTTTTGTTGATACGAGTCCTGAATCACTCTGGCAGAAGGTTGCTAAGGTGGTAAACACCATACCTGGAAAGGGGGAATAAGATGTCAGACACTTTATCTTCCTGTGAATTCTATCCGTTGTATTCACAGGTGCATGTTTGGGGAATGAGTGGGGAACATCCTGACAATGTTCTGCATGGGCAGATATGTTCACCTTTGATTCCGTACTACCACGGCGATAGTACTGCGATGGGGTATCTTGTAAAGTTAGATGAACCTTTGACTGTGTCACAGACAGATTCTGCTGTGTCAGGTCAAATGCAGGTGGTGTTTGTGCACTACTCAAGTTGTGAATATATTTCTGCGGGTGATCCACCCACTTCTCCAGGGAGTCCTTTTGATGAGTAATATTGTGCCTAATGATACATTTGCGAATGTGTCTGATATGGAACGGTTTGCTGTAGCTGCTGTTAAGTCCGGTATCTACAAAGATGTTAAAGACGCTGCATCTGCGATGGTGCGAATACAAGTTGGTAGGGAACTAGGATTAGGAGCGGCAGCATCATTGAAAGCTATACAACTAATTCAGGGTACTCCAACATTTTCTGCAAACTTCATTGCAGCACTTATTAAAAAATCTAGACCACGGTATAACTACCGGGTAAAAGTCCTGACACCACTAGAGTGCTCAGTTGACTTTCTTGAAGACAAGGAAGTAGTAGGTAATCACCAGTTTACTTGGGATGATGCCAAGAAAGCAGGGTTGACCACAAAGGAAGTGTGGACTAAGTTCCCAAAGAGTATGTTGTTTGCACGGTGTATCACTGCTGGTGGTAGGGTTTACTGCCCTGACCTCACAGCATTCCCGTACTACACTCATGAAGAGTTAGGAGGTGCTCACAGTGAAGACGACATACTTGAGGACGAGAAACAGGAGAAGACTTTTGTGCCATCCTCAGAAGTTTCTTTGGAAGATCGTTACAAGCTTCTCACAAGCTGTGGTACACAGGGTATCACAGTTTCAAAGTTGTGCAAACACCTGGGTATCCAATCGTTTGAAGCAATGAGTGAGTTAGAGTTTAAGCGTGCGGTAAGTTTTGTAAATTCATATAAGGGAGAGTAGTTATGTCTGAGATGTTGCCTGTTGGAAATTATAATGCCCAGATTGAGGGGCATGACCTTACCGCACTCGGCGATAAGGGTACACCTTGTGTTGTGTTTAATGTTGTCCTTCGTGATGGTAAGGACGCTGAAAAACAAAATGTAGATTGTGAAGGCGTTCGTAAAAAGATTCTGATGTGGTTGACTGACAAGGCCTTGCCTTACACAGTTAAAAACATACGCTCACTTGGGTACACCCAGGACGATATCAAAGGACTTGGTATGGAGCACGAAGAGTCGTCAGGTTTGTTAGGTGTTCAGGTTCGCATATCTTGCAAACACGCAGAAGACCAGAATGGTGTTGTACGAGAACGGTTGGGTATGTTCCCATCCACTAATAATGCGAAGCCACTAGCTGCGGAAACTATGTCTATATTTGCAAAGTTGTTCAGGGATGAGCAGCACAAATTAACTAAGGAGGAATCTAAAGATGTTCAGGAAGATGATTCAGACGAAGCGGTGGTTGTTGCTCCGCCTAAGAAAAGCCCTGCGATCAGTACCACGAAGCAACCTGCAAAAGTAGCTAGGGGCAAGAGTGGATATCAAACGCCTTTCTAAGTTAGTAACCTTTATGGAGGGAGATCGCTCTGACGGGCGATCTCTACAAAAGAACATGGCTAAAAGTAGTTCAGAAAAAGTAGAAGCATTTGGGGTCTTTTCGTATGCGTTCACCCACTGGGGTAACCGTATAAGGAAGGTGCAAGTGGACAGCCTAGATGCTTTTGACCTGCTAATGGCACAGTTCGTTAAAGATGGAAAACAGATAGATAAAACATCTGATTTGTTTCTAGTTAATGCGGCAGCGTACTGGGCAGCAATCGCAGATGTTGCCCACACACTGTCTTTAACAGCAGAGCACTTGTCTAGAGAATGCAATAAAATTTCAGGTTATCAACTTGATATGGGGGATATAGAGGATGTCTTTAATCAGCAAAGAAAATGGAATGACAAACACCTTGGAGAAGGTACTAAATCTTCTTGAGGGAGTGACCACCAGCGGTGGTGAATATAAATCGTTGTGCCCCTCTCATGACGACTCTTCACCATCGTTGAGTATTAGAGAGCGTGACGGACAGATACTCTTGCACTGTCACGCTGGCTGTAAGCCAAAAGATATATTGGATGTCTTAAATCTAGAATGGAAAGACTTATTCACAGACCCAGACCTTGATCTGTGGCACGAAGTGTATAAGGAAATGATTCAGTTGTGCGAACTGTCGTCTAGTGATAGTACCTTGCTCGTTGCAAGAGGACTAACTGAGGAATGGGTTGCTTTAGGCGGGTACCGTTCCTTATCATGTCCTGCCACTAGACGCAGTGTAATAAAGTTGTTTGAATTGTATGGAGACTCCCTGTTGAGTGTTCCAGGGTTCACACGCAAAGGTGAACAGCCCATACGAATAAAAGCAACTAAGGGAATACTACTACCTGTGACAGATACCCACATGAGAATTCGTGGGTTCCAGATAGCCACAGGTGGTACTCCCAAGTACCTTTGGTTCTCAGGTGACGCACAAGCCAAGACTACCTGCCATGTGCCTTGGAGTGCACAAGACCGTGAGAGAGTTAGAATCACAGAGGGTGTTCTGAAGGCTGACATAGCTTGTTGCGTTGATGAAACGACACTTACTATAGGTGTGCCTGGAACATCTAATTGGGCAACAGCATTACCTGTGCTTAGGTCAAGGCAATGCAAGGAAGTGTACATCGCCTTTGACATGGATTGGCAAACTAATGACGCTGTGAAGACTCAGATGATGGAGCTATTCTTTGCCTGCAAGTCTGAAGGAATCACCACATTCATAGAAATGTGGGATTCAGCACAGAAGGGCATTGATGATGCCCTTCTTGCTGGATCGGCTATAACGATACATGCTAGCTTGCCCGGCAACACAATTGTTGAAGGTGTTAGGCCTGCTAGCTCTTATAAGACGGTGGCTGTGGATTGGCTGTGGAAGGGTTGGATACCTAAGGGCATGTTGTGTGTTCTTGAAGGTGACCCCGGCCTAGGTAAGAGCACCTTGTGTGCGGACATTGCGATGAGGATTACAACCTGCACGCCGTTTCCGGGCGAGATAGACAAGCCTGTGTGTGGCTCTGTGTTGTTTCTATCGGCTGAGGATGACCCAGGGCGTATTACAGTGCCTAGGATGCGTGCTGCGGGCGCGAATCTAGACAAAGTCTTCTTCTGGGATTACCACCCAACATTCCCTGAAAAATTGGCACAATTAGAGGCCATCATTGAGCAGATGGGAATAGTCTTGGTAATACTAGATCCTTTCCTAGCCTTCCTAGACTCTGATATAGACTCTTATAAGGATCAGAACATCAGGCAGGTTCTAACGCCTATCAGCAAGATGGCAGAACGCACAGGGTGTAGTGTTCTTCTGATACGCCACCTGAATAAGTCACAGGGTCAGGTAAACAAGATGTACAAGGGCACAGGCAGCATTGCAGTTGTAGCTGCTGCTAGAGTTTGTCTGTACATGATTCAGGACGAAGACAGCAATGATAAAATTCTAGGTCAGGTTAAAAACAACCTAGCACCTGCACAAGCTTCTTGGGCTTTTGAGTTTGAAGAAGGTGAGAATTGGCACGACACCCGCCTACATTGGAAAGGACGATCAGAGCTATGAGCGGGAAATTTTCTAGGGATAAGGGAATGCGTAGAGAGCGTGAGTTTGTGCACCGCTACATGAAGTTGCACGGTGTGTTTTGTCATCGAGTACCACTAAGTGGTGCTGATGCAAATTACAAAGGTGACTTGAAGATTCAGGCAGGTGTGCACGAATGGACCGGGGAGGTCAAGTGCAGGTCTACCGGATTCAAACAGCTATATGACTGGCTAGGAAAGAATGATATTCTACATGTGCAAGCTGACAACAAGGAACCGCTGGTCGTACTACCTTGGTGGTTGTGGGCGTGCATTGTAGAGAAATTATCAACAGAGGAGTTTATAGATGGGTACACTATTAAAGACAAATATGTGGAAAGGCCAGCACCTTAAGTGTGATGGTGCTTTCGGTTTCGACACAGAGACTACAATGATTGAGCCTGGAATTATACCAGAATTAATCGTTCTCACATTCAGTGACAACAAGCGTAGCTACATTGTGTCACCAGACATGGTTGGTGCTTGGGTTGAAATGATCTACCTGAGCGGGTGCAATATAGTAGCACACAATGTTGCGTTTGATTACCATGTTGTGTTCGCAGCACTGAAGTATGTTGAAGAGATTCGTATGTGGAAGGCTATGGTCGAACAGAACAAAGTCTGGGATACAATGATTCTAGACTTCTTAGTCAGGTTAGCCAATGGTGAGGAGGACGGTCCACTAAGGCCTAAAAGCCTTAGTGACCTGTCCGAGCACTATTTGTCAGTTAAGCTAGACAAAACTTTACAGACAGAGTGGACTAAGTTTCTAGGACAACCAATGGAGGATATACCTGATGAATACCTTGCTTATGCTCTTAAGGATAGTGCTGTTACTAGGGAGTTATTCAACGAACTTCACCCTGTTGCTGTGCACATATCCAACCACAACAATTGTCTAATAGATATGCACGGACCACTAACACACCACACACAAGTTAAGGGTTCTATCGCACTCACAGACTGTAGCAGGGTTGGTATCAAGGTTGATACTGAGGCACAGCAAAACATTGGTGTAGAAATAAAACTACAGATAAACGATATCGTTAATTGGTTAGATAGTAATTATCCAGCGTTGTTCAAGAGAGATGTACGCAAGAAGTTTGCAGGTAAGCTGATGTACAATTACACAACAGGTGTTCCAGCGATAGATAGCAAAGCTCTTCGTGTGTACTTGTTGAACATTGCTACAGAGTTAAAGCTTAAGGATAAGTCTATACCTAAGACAGATAAGTCCGGTGAGATAACAACTAGTGCTGAATACTGGTCAGAGCACAAGCACCCATTCATACAGAATTGGCAAGACATGACCACAAAGGCGAAGCTACTAAACTTTGTTGAGCAGATAAAGACAGAGCGTGTGAACCCTAGGTACCAAGCACTTGTCCGTACTGGAAGGACAAGTTGTAGCAAACCTAACCTTCAGCAAATGCCAAAGGCACAGTGGTTCAGGAAGCTATTCGTACCTAGCAAGGGAACTAAGTTTATCATAGCTGACTATAATGCTGTGGAGCTTAGGTGTTTGGGCGCGATATGTAAGAGCAGGTTTGGATTCTCACAGCTAGCACGAACATTCTATGAGGGTATTGATCCGCACGCATACACAGCGTCTAGCCTATCAAATATACCCTTTGCAGAGTTCATGAGTCTTAAGAAATCAGACCCAGAAAAGTTTAAGAAGTTTAGACAATCAGCTAAGGCTGTAAACTTTGGTGTGCCCGGTGGTCTTGGTGCTAAGTCACTAATGGAATACGCATCAGCATCATACGGTGTGACTATGACCCTGGATGAGGCCAAGGAGTGGAAGAACAAACTAGTGACAGAGGTGTACCCAGAGTTGTCTAGGTATTTGTTTCAGGATGTGCTTGGTGCACTGTGCTTCAACCTACAGTGTGGTGCTGATGAGGTGTGTGATGCGTTCAACCTGAGATCCGCTGGCGTGTACGCATTCAGCCCAATACAAGATGTAGTGTCAGGCAACATGCGTAGTAGGAAGGGCACAGGTTACACAGGTGCTTTTAGGCGGCATGTGTGGAACGCACTATCTAAGATAAACAAAGATAGCTCGCTAGAGATGCCACTGAGATCCCAGCGAGGTAGCCCTAGTCTAAGACGCAGAATATTTGGTAACACTGTGGTAACACTCACAGGGCGTGTGCGTGGTGCCGCTGAATACACAGAGTCGTGCAACACACAATTCCAGGGGCTGGCTTCAGATGGTGCCAAGCTTGCATTGTACGCCGTGTCACAGTTGTACCCTGTGGTTGCATTTGTGCACGATGAATTAGTTGTAGAGGTGCCTGACGATTCACCTGAGACACACGGTAAGGTGATAGAGTCTTTAATGAATACTAGCATGGACAAAGTGCTTAATGGTTTCGTAAGATCAGAAGTTGAATGGGTTGTTTCTGACACATGGAGTAAGACATGAAATATCAAGTAAAAGACAGTGGTGAGCGTGAAGAGTTTCCAAGTGGTTCTGTGCGTGACTCTCAGTTTGCTAAGGGCAGGTACGACCTGTTACCTTTTTCAGCATTAGAGAGGATTGCCATACACACAGAGTTGGGTGCTATGAAATATGGTGCACGCAATTGGGAGAAGGGTCAACCGATTGCACGCTATATCAATAGTGCTCTACGCCACATAATTAAATATGCAATGGGCTATCGTGATGAGGATCACTTAGCTGCTTGTTGTTGGAATGTGATGGCAGCAATGTGGACTGAGGAAGAAGTTTTACTAAACAATTTACCCGCTGAACTAGGAGAAGGTTATGTTATCAGATCACACAGGGGAAGACAATTCCGGCCTGAAGAACAAAATGTCACAGCACAAGATAATCAAAAAGGAGAGGAGGTTAGAAGCGATAGGGATGCGAAAACAGGGGATGACATATGCAGAGATTGGTCGTGCAATGGGTGTGACAAGGCAAGCTGCGTACAGTTATGTAGAGAGAGAATTCAAAAGCTTGATGAAGGAGGGCAGTGTAGTAGCTGAGAAAGCACTTAGCCTAACACTGGCTAGGTTCGATGAGCTACTAAAGGTATACTATAAGGAGGCAACCGCTGGTAACAGAGAATCACTTCAGTCTGTGTTATCTATCATGGATAGACAGATTAAGATATTAGGACTTGAGGCACCTAAGAAGTCTGAATCTACTGTCACATACCAGACTCTATCAGACCAAGAGCTAATACAACAGGCAGGCATGTGGGGTATCAGTATCCCAATGGACCAGCTGACTGTGCAACCTGAATCCCTGAATGATGGAAACTTTCCAAATCATCCAGATTTATTGCAATAATTCCCAGGTTGGTACGAATAACTAGTGTTGGCTCGTTGGATCTTGTTTGCGAAGACGACAACAAAACACCTAGATTAAACCCTGGGTGTTTTTTTTTTATTTATTTTTTCTGCTAAGCTTGCCGATAGATAAATGTGGAGTAAGATAACCGTATAAGGCTGACGCAGTGTCAACCTGAAACACTTGAGGGAGTGAAGAAATGGCTACTGTTAACTTAGAATTGAACATGATCGAAATCAACAACATTAGAAACGCTATCACAGTTAAGTTGAGCGTGAATGAAGACAAAAAACGAGGTTATAAGAAGTTTATAGCTGCTTCACTTTTGCCAAATGGTGAAGAGTGTGCGATGGTTCGTGAAGACTTAAGACAGATTAATATTGCTTTAAGCGAACTTAGAGTTTTAGAAAACAAGATTGATGCAGCAGTTAGAAACCAAACAGGGGAGGACATGTAATGACACATGAAGAATATGTAAAAGCTACTGAGGACTTGGCGTTCAACAGGGAGCTAGCTAGGGATAAGGCTTGGTTAAAGTATCATGACGCTAGGACTAGGATCGACCTAGCGTATGATAAGGCTATGGAAAAACTTTGGAATAAACTTTGGGTCACTGAAAAGAAAGAGGTTGTATCATGAGTATTCAATTTGTGCGGAATGATGAGATTATACCTGCCTTGCTTGCTAGTGGTCACCTGACCACTGGCAACAAGATACCTAATAGGAATGGAATCCTCAGGAAGCCCCTAGAAGGCACGATCTCTATTGAGGAGGCTAACGAGTGCACTGATAACTATTCAAAGAAATTAGGCACCAATGAGAACCCCTATTACTACATTGAGTCTGATGACATCAATGATGAAACAGGCTACTCAATCCCAGGGTTGGAGAAATACGACAAGGTCACAGGTAAGCCTATTGTAACCCACCTACAGAATTTGCAATACGACTGGTTGATGCGTAAGACCTGCAAGTTGGACTAAGGAACTCCGTTAGTTCAGGGAAACGCATTTGCGTGAACTAAGACTCAATTACTAATTTAAAAGATATTAGTAGTTGAGTTTTTTTGTTAATTAACTTGACACATAAAACAAGCACAGACTATAATCGCATATAGAGAGATTTACTGCCAGAGCGCGAGCGTCAGGCAGGTAAATCTCTTATATACAAATTGCACTAGTCTTCTAGATCTTTTACAAATCCCATTAGCTGAAACATACTAGCACAATAGGTTTCTAGCTGGACAGGGTTGTCCTTGGTTGCAACAAATGTACCATCGTTGCGTTCAATAGTCCAATTCTCAACATCATCCCTGAACTTCATCATCGCACCAATAAACTTGTACATCTTACCAAGGTTTAGTTGCCAATCACAGGTGTAGTCTGTCTTGTCTGTGAACAACACATGAATCCTGAAGCACATCCCACGCTTAATCATAGCTTTCTCCCTCAAAATGTGATAATGTAAAACCAACTGTTATTATATAACCTCACTGGGAATAAACAATGTCAGCAGCAATGACCAGATTAGAATTAGAGGAGAAGTTAAAACAAGCTTACACTATTGCGGAGTTAGCATCAGCACGCAGTATTAAAGGATATTTAGACTCTGTAATTATTGACTCACGCCCTGAGCCTAGGCGTTTCGCACATGTCGCACGACCTTGGCAATGGAAGCGTACTGATTACATGATGGCACCTATTGAGGCGTTGTGTGGTTTACGCCCTGAGTTTAAAGGTCCTCGCAACACATGGGAAACATTACCCCGTGGTCATGACAAGACAACAGGACTCGCACGCATATGTAATTGGGTACTAGCGTTCAGTCGTAAACCAATTGAGATAGTTGCAGCAGCGGCAGATTTCGACCAAGCAGCACTACTTGTTGAGTCTATGGCAGCAGAGGCTAGATTGAATCCTTGGTTAGCTAAACGCATTGTGTATGGTGCTAAGAGAATCAAAGGACCGGGTGGAATACTAAAGATTCTAACTGCGGATAGCGCAACATCATTTGGATTGAGAGCAGACTTGGTTGTGTGTGATGAGGTGACGCACTGGAAGAAGAGAGACTTGTGGGATACACTATGGTCAGGTAGGCAGAAGCGACCTGGATCTGTGTTTGTTGTTATCACAAACGCTGGCACACTTGGTTCGTGGCAACATGAGATTGTAGAACAAGTTAAGACAGATGATAGCTGGACAGTCTACGAAGCTAATGGACAATTAGACTCTTGGATGGATGCAGAAGCTATCCAGCGTGATCGAGCACTATTACCTAATGGTGTTGCACGCCGTGTGCTAGACAATGTGTGGATTGACCCAGCAGAAGAGTCAGGTTATCTAACAAGAGCAGAGATAAATTTAGGTACACAGCTAGGTGCAACAAAAAACCTTGTTTATACGACATCCGGTCTGCATGGCATGGAATATGTTGCTGCAATTGATTATGGAGCCAGAAGAGATAGGACTTCCATGTGTGTTATGCACCGTGATTTGGATGGTGTTTATGTGCTTGACAGAATGGACATTATCCAGGGCACACCACTTGCACCAGTACCAATTGCCACTGTTGATTCATGGATAGAGAATGTAGCTAGTAACTTCAACAATCCCACTATAATTATAGACCCTTGGCAGATGGAAGCCACCGTTCAAAAGTATGAACACAGACTGCGTTGCACTAGGTTTGATGGGCGTTCAGGTAAGTCTAATTATGAGATGGCGGAGTTGCTAAGGAGCCTATTAGTCAACAACCAATTAGCGTGGTATTCTGACCCTGCACCACTACAAGTTGGTAAGAGAAAAGAGACACTTGTTGAGGAGATGGCAGGCCTAATAATCAAGACAACAGGTGCCTCGTACAGATTCGACCACACGAATGGCCTGCACGATGACCGCACAGTATCAATGGGCATGGCGCTAGTCACACTAGCTGGACAACAACAGGTAGGCCCGTGGGTAGCACCTGGTAGCCTGCTCAAACCTGCACCCACTGATTATAGCCTGCGCACACCTAAGTTCAATGGTATGTTTGGCTTAGGTCTAAAACCGGATAGTGCAGGTCGCAATATATTTGGTTAGCCTGCACCTCCCGGAATAAGAGAGTTGTAATGTGCGTAATAGGTTAGCCTGCACATTCCATGTTACAAACTGTGGGCATCGCTGCGCGATAGCCTGCATTGTGTACTATAAAATTGTAGCGGCTCCGCGCCGCCTCCATGCAAAAACATGTAGTGCACTTCGTGCACATCAGTTGTAGTCTGTAGTTGCAGGTCGCTACGCTCCCTGCACAAAAGCGGCGAATTAAAGATATAAATAGTCTTAATCTATTTTTAGTTGCAGGCTATCACCAAACGCTATAAAAATAGGGGTTTCAGCACACCGCGCCGCTGCCTGCACATTAGAGATAAGAGATGTGCGAATATATTTTATTGCCTGCATCGATGTGCACCAAAGCCTATAAATATAGGTGTTTCGTGCAGGCTTCTTTTCTTGCCTGCACAATAGCGGCGAATAACGGATATAACTACTCTCAATATATTAAGACTACACATGTGCGTTATTATTATTTTGCATGTTCACCAAAGCCTATGTTTATAGGGGTTTCATGACATACATTAGAGACACGCTTAGTGCACTATTACCTATTGCGGATAAGCGTAGTGTAAATATATTTATAGTGCGTATCGCCGAGTACGGCGTTTTTTTTTTTGATTATTTTGTGTTAGGGGGGGGGCACCACCAGTGGGGGGGGTACCTAAAATTTACGGAATAAAAAAAATGACACTATCTTCACAATATCTACTTATTTAGAGATTTGAGTTCTTGTATAAATTTGTACAGCACAAGTGCGTCATTCATTTGTATAAATGGTTTGGAGGCCTTGAACGCAGTTTCAATGCGTTCAAGGACTTCTAGTAATTCAGGAGTCATGTTATCCTTTAAATCTTTTAGATTCTCTTTTAGACTGTTGCTGCCCAAATGTTAAACCATCTTGTATTTTAATAAACTGAGGAATCCTATTAGAGACAATCCCAATCTTATTTGTTGGCAAGGCGAAACAAAGTAAATCACTAGCACCTTGATCCATGTAACCAGCGTCTAAAAGTGCTTGTTCTGTAGGGAAAACATCACAGTGCCTGTCGTTCTCCTTGTCAATTAGGTGGTCTTCCCTGCCACCCATAGAAAACAAGTACCTGAAGTTGTGCGGTATCTCACGCTGGTATCTTTTAAAACGGCTAACCTCTTTTGTGTAGGCATAAAATGTAACCTGTTCATGAAGTATAGCTATATCAATCCACGACTGTAGGTAGTCGTCTGAGAAGAAATCACCTGCATCGTGTATCCTCAGGTATTTCAAATTTCTCTTCTTGCGTATCTCAGCACTCATGTCAGTAAACCACTCAGCCTGTTTAAAAATAAAGTGCTCCAAGTTAGCAAGGTGCTTAGCCTTCACCACTGGAAAAAGGTAAGTACCATTGCGTGCGTAGCACATCTTCGCACACACACCTGCATTAGGGCAGCAGTTAAACCAGCTACCATCAGACATTTTTACATTCCATGCAGGTATAGTCCAATTCCAGATTCCATCCTTACGCAGTTCAGAATTCTGTGTTAGTAACTTCATTACTTTAGCTCCTTGTTTACTTTGTTAATTCGTTCACCAATCCAACGCATAACAGGCACAGCCATAGAATTCCCTAGAGCTTTATATCTAGGGCCGTCTGGGCACAATTCGGCAGGTTTATTCTTCCACGCAATAGATGTGTAGTCGTCAGGAAATCCTTGTAACCTTTCACATTCACGGGGTGTAAGTCTTCTAACAGCCGTACTTTTAATAAGCACATTTTCGCCGCCATTGTTCCTACCTTGTGCGTAGGCAATATCAGAAACACAAGGATCTTGTGTTCCATGAACAATGTGTGCGGACGAGCCAACGCCTGACGAAGTCAAGGCGTTGCTCGCATCAGTCTCATTCACATACAAACCACCATTGGGTCTGTCTTTCCTAGTGCCATTAGAATCACAAAATGTGATGTTATAGGCAGCAGCAGTTTGGTTGTCTCCCATATCACCCCTTAGTGTACCTGTCATCTCCGGTATAAACCTGCTAGGGCTACCTTCCCTAGCTGCGATTCCGGGTTCAAACGAGATAGACGCTAGCGGTGTGTCACCACGAACATTCGCACAATTCTTTGTTGTGAGTTGTGCTGTGTCGCTAGGTTGTGGGTTATGGTGTTGCTTCATGTCGTAGGTGGCTATGTGTGGTGCTTCATGAAGACAGTTTAGGGTTGGGCACAGGTCGTAGCACACCTCTGCGTCACCCTGTCCTGAACTTCTACAAATCACACTCACAAGCTTACCTTCATGTGCGTACTGATCACTAACACCCTTAGGCCCATCAGCAGCAGCTAGTGCACCTGTGATAGGGGATGAGTATTCTATCTTGTAAGCACCGTCAACTATTTGTGAGTGGTCAACACCACGGTCGCCAAAGCCTCGTGTAATAGTTCCGGTAATTTCTTTCCTCTTTTCTCTGCTCGGCGTAGAATCCCTGCGCACGCTTTCGCACTCAAATAGAACCTTGGAAGCACTTGTTGTGTCTCCAAGACATCCGACAACAAACACACGCTTGCGTCTTTGGGCGAGTCCGAACCATTGAGCGTCAAGCACTCTGTAGGCCCACCCATACCCCATGTTCCCCAACGATGTGATGAAGGTAGAAAAATCTTTTCCTCCGTTAGATGACAATACACCGGGGACATTTTCCCAGACAATCCACTTAGGCCGTCTACTTTCAACGACTCTAAGGTAGGTAAGCATGATGTTTCCCCTGGGATCGTCCAATCCACCTCGCAAGCCTGCAATGCTGAAAGACTGGCAAGGTGTTCCTCCGACCAAAAGGTCAATTGTTGGTAACTTCCATTTTTTGTGCTCATTGATGTCTCCGTAGTTCTTAACTTTAGGGTAATGGTGTTTTAAAACTTCACAAGGAAAAGGTTCTATTTCAGAAAAACCTGCGGGTTTCCACCCTAGGTTTTTCCAAGCAACAGACGCTGCTTCTATACCTGAACATACCGATAAATACCGCATTATGACCCTCTTTTCTAGTACAATTGGGGCTAAAAATTAACACTTGGTTATTATATGACATTTCAATAAAGTGTATAGCCTAAATTAGTATTGACTAATAGTCTACCAATGGTATCTTATAACTACCTTGATGTCTATTTCCCCATAGACTGGGTGCACCCAAAAGAGGCCCTCGCTGAAAAGCGGGGGTCCAAATATAAATGGCTAAAGAAGATGTAATACCGGACCCGTTCGCACAGATACCACAAGAGCGTGGGTACGACTTTCCAGAAGCAGAGATAAAAGAAGGTCGTGTGCCTGGGGATGGCGGTCAACCACTACCACACTTCATGACATTTAGTCAGGTTGTGAATTGGGCATCACGCACATACCGTTACACATTTGATGAAGCACTAAGACACAGTGCAAAAAACACACTTGCGATGCGGCGTGACCCTGTGATCATGGAGTGCATACGGTCAAGGCAAATGCCAACCGCACAATTGGGGTGGCACCTAGAGCCACAGAACCCAGAAGACACAGCACAGATGGAAGCAGCTAAAGAGTTAACGGATATCATTAAACAGACTCCAAGACTCCAGCAACTACTGATGCACCTCTTAGAGGCAATGTTCTATGGTAGGTACGCCGTCCAGCTAAACTACGAGTGGGATTTCTCAACAAAGAAACGCCGTATGTTGGTTAAGGGTTTTAAACCCATTAACGGTGACAAACTTGTGTTCAGGTATTCAGGACAGGCTGGAATACTAGTGCACGCAACTTTTGACGGTTCATGGGCTATTACGGATCGTGGAAGGGCACATTTCTTCACGCCTGACGAGCGTGAGCAAATAATCATACACAAGCACGAACCAGAAGACGCTGACTTCTATGAAGGCGAGCTAGCTGGTGGTATTCATGGTGTAGGTATCCGCAGTAAGATTTACTGGCTGTGGTATCTAAGGTCACAAGTTTTGACCTTTCTGATGGACTATCTAGAACGCATTGGTGCAGGTGGACTCACTGTGTACTATTTCGAGGCTGGTAACCCACAATCGCTAGCTGAAGTTAAGCAATGTGCTGAAGAGCAGATGAGGAACAACACAATCCTATTCCCAAGATACCGTGACAACTCAACTGCGGGTCCGGGGATAGAGAGAATTGACCCATCACCCGCTGGTGCACAGCTATTGTACGACCTTATTACGGCCTATTTTGATCAACAGATCAGAAGGTTCATAAAGGGTGCCGATGATAATGAAATGACCTCAGGAGAGGCACAGGAGATCGGCGACACGCACTCTAGGATGGTGCGATACGATGCGATGAACCTACAAGACACACTGACGGAAGAACTTGTTGCGACTCTTCAGAAATACAACTTCCCCGGATTACCACAAATACGCTGGAAATTCGATATTGATAAACCTAATGCAGGTGAAACACTCACCGCAGCACAAGCGTTTTATCAGATGGGTGGTACTTTAGATGAAGATGAACTTAGGGCTATTTTAGGCTTGAGCCGACCACAACCCGGTCATGCGATACTAGCCCAAAACATGCCGCTAAACCCGTCCACAATGGGTAGCCAGCCAACAGGTGTGCCTCAACAAGGGCAACCAGGGCCTATGCCTGAACAAGGTGCAGAAGCGGCTCAACCTACACCGGACGGGGCACAAGGTGCGGGGGCATAAAGCCCCCCGCCCTTGTGTGTAATTTTAACAAAGGGGTTTAAATATGCATGGTGACAATGTTAGAAAAGCTATTAAAGATACCGATAGTAGAAATAAAATAACAGAAGGTGTGAACAAAGTTCATGCTACTGCATGGTACAACCAAGAAGGTAGAACATACCCTTTGGAGAAATCTATGAAGACTGATAAAGATACAAAGTATACAAAGAAATCCGGTGCAACGCCTGGAAAAACTGTTAAAGCACAAGTTAAAAAAACTAAAAGTGAAAATAAATCAGCAGAAGCTTACAACACTCGCCATGAAATGACAAATAGAAAACGAAAAGACGAATTTAAAAGATCCTTTGGATCTAAATCTACAGTACCGTCTGTTAGCTTTAATCACAACTGGGGCAAACGGAAAGACGGATCATCTGGACCTGTATAACATTTTTTACATTAAGGAGTTTTAACATGGCCGGAACAGAAAAAAGCGGTAAGTACGAAAAGTTTCAAACTAAAAAAGACACAAAAGTGCCTAAAAAAGACGATATTCCTGAAAAGGGAGAGACTATTAAAGATCAGGTGAGAAGAACTAAAAACAGAAACTCACAGGCTCGCGCTAGAAACGATTACTACGCTATGACAGGAAAAGGTAGGCCTGTTAACCAAACAGAAAGAGCGTTTGGTCCTAAATCTACAGTACCAAAAATTAAATACGAAGCAGGTTCTGAACCATCAGGCACAAACACAAATCTACCCGGAATGATGGGAAGAAAAAAACGACCAGACGGTTCTTACGGCTGTTAACAACACAAGGAAATTACAATGCCCCCTAGAGAAAACAGTTTAGGCGTTCCCGGTCAAGCTGCGTCAAATGCACAACACTTACAAAATGTAAGACAACAAGGTGCTAACTACAGAGGCCAGCAAATATACAACGACCCTACCACACACGCTGGTAGAGAAGCTCAAGCTGCGTGGTTAAAAAATAACCCTATACCTCAACAAAGTATTGACACAGTTTACGGAGGCGTAAACTACGGTAATAAGCTACAAAAAGATACTGAGGTAGCTGTTGATCAAGAGCAGATTGCACGAGGTGGACCCGGCACAGGCAATGCAATGATTCGCGCAGGTATGCTTGATGCTAACGGATATAAACTTGGCACTCCAGGTGTTAATACCAGAGATACAAGGTCTGAATCTGCTCAACATGCACAGCACAATCAAGTTATGGCCGATATTAAACGAGAGGGTGCTGAAGCAAGAGCTAGAGGGGAACAATTCCAGCCTAAAGGGGTTAATGTAGTTAACCCATCTAAGAGAGTAGATATCTCAGGGGATAGAAGGCGAACAGAAGCTAAGAACGGTTGGGCTAAAGGTTCTATGGATCAAGGTGGAGAGCACTACGCAGATAATGGACCACGCTCTGCTAATCCACCCGCACCACTTGCTGCACCAACACCTGCACCTGTTGCACAGGCCACACCTGCACCAACTGAGTATAAATGGAAGTCTGAAACAGCTAAAAAATTGTACGAAGATTCAGTGAAAAAACCGGGTTCTGGATATAACGGAAATGTTAACATGGGTGGTGGTTCATTAGGTGGTGCAGCAGCACAGAGGCCTCAAATATCAAGTCTTCCCGGTGCTCAACAAACTACAGCACAACTCCAGCAGTCAGGACAGATGGCACCTAGACCTGCGGGTAGGTACGGTATGACAGACGAACAGTGGTTTAATACTCCTGAAGGTCAGAAACAAGCACAGGCTATGAAAGACACACACGCTGGCTTACTTAAAGATGGAAAAATTGGGCCTAGCTCTGGCACAGCGGAAATGGGTGAATTCCCAGGGTATGGTAGTGTGGGTGATACTGATTCAGGCCTTGATAAGAATGGGTTTGATTCACCTGAACTACCTAAACCAGACCCTCGTATACAAGCTGGTATAGCCCCTCCAATGGGAAGTACACAGTCTGGTGGGTTCAGTGCCCCTCTTAAATCAAAAGAGCAGCTTGCTACAGAAGAACGAGCAAAACAAGAACAAATAAAACAAAAGACACATGAGATGTTGTATGGTGATTTAGATAAACAAATACAAAAACACCAAAACGATCTTAAAAATGCACCTGGCATTCAAAGACCTACTCCGCCGCCATCAAGCGGAATAAAGGGTTCAACTACCGGAAAAATTGCACCTAACAGACCTAAGCCATCAACACCTGTTAGTAGAGAAATAGATTTTCAGGAAAGAACACCTAACGCCGCAGAGATGATGGAAGACCGTAGAAGCCGTGCGTACACAGGTAACTCCGGTGCAGATAAAATTAGAGACAATGTTCCTCAATTTAATGAGGGCTTTGGGGCACAACAAGTACGCCCTAAAAGTGAAAATGAAAAAATGCCAAAAATTAGCAAGTCTAACCCTATTACAGATACGATTAAGGCAGCTAATAACCCTGTTCCTGTGGCACAACCTAAGCCGCAAAATAAGATACAACCTGTCCGAAATGTAATTAAAAGAATAAGGGGCAGGTAATATGATTAATTACAATCCATCCATAAAAAAACTTAGACAAGCTGAAAAATTTTTTCGGCGTGCTGCTGTAAAATATTCTAAAGATTTATTAAAAGATAACACTCCTCCCCCCGCGCCTACAAGCCTGCCTAAAAGTCCTCTTTCAAAAGATTTAAAACCTACTCCTGACCCAATAGCAAGCCCGTTTAAGGAGCAAGCACAAAACCCAAATAAGTCTAGCGGTGGTATGCAAAGCTCACAAGAAGGAATTAGGCAAGGTCTTAAAATAAAAGAGGGGTACACAGAGCAAAGCCCTGTCCTTAAAACTATTTTAAATAATTTTGATAAATTTTATGCAACCACTGGGCCAGATGGCAAACCTCACCCAGACACGATTCACGCACTTCACTATTTAGATTCACATGATCTTTTAAGAAGAGGTGTATTACCGGGTCTCTCAAGTGCACTTTTGTCAAAGTCGTTTAAAGAAGATGTTCAAAAAGAGCACGATACTAAAATAAGAATTGCAAAAGAACAAACTGATGAATCTCAAACACAACGAAAAGCTAAACTAGACGAATACATAAAACAAGCTCAAGCTAAATTTGATGCTAATGCCGCAAAGGGTAAAGGGAAGTGGTCAAATCCTGAATATGTTGAAGCACAGCGTAAAAAACTAGAAGAAGACATAGCTAAGAAGAGTTCTAACAGAAATGCACCATTTACAGACGAGCAATATGACGCAAGAATAGAAAGTGGCCGACCTAAAACAGTAGTTGGATCTGCAACAAGAGTGCTAAAAGGATTGCTACCAACGCTACAATCTTTAGTTGGATATAAAGAAGGCTCCATCTACCCTAGTGATGCAAAATTAGAAGACGATCCAGAATTAAATGATCCAATTATTAAAAGAACAGGCGAGCTTAAAGATGCACCTGGGTTATTAAATGAAAATACATCTGCGAACACAGTGGAAAATGCACTTGCGTCTGATAAAGAATTAAATAGCAGAGGTGGCAGATCTCCAACTAATCAAGCAAGTGTTCTTCGCTGGCTAAAAAACGGATTTTTTAATAATGTTATAAAACCTTTGATGTCAGATCCACAGCTTGAAATTCAAAACGAGGCTTTGTATCACAAAGGCGGCGCTCAAGCTGTTTTAGAACACTTGGAGCGTAAACACGAAATATCACCAGAAGAAAGCTTATACGCTTCTGCTGCGCTTTTATTTTTAGGTCAAAGAGATGATGTTTCCCATGAGCTAAGTTTGATGGGAGAAAAATATCTATCTACTGACGGAACAATAAAATCTAATTATGACCCAGGTGATTTGTGGTATGACGACAACATGTTGCAAACAGATCATGGAATAGCACATGTGGTTAACCATCTTCATGGGCGTGAAGTTGTTCCGGTAGACCGTCATAGCGGTATGCCTATTTTAAACAATGGAAGGCAACACCCTCACATATCAGCGTTCAAAGCTATAATGGCTCCAACTAGTTATGGAATGCAACCTGGGGCAAACTTAAACACATCATTTGATGTTTATACTCAAGCAAAAAAAGCTTGGGAAGAAGATGGGGCTGACCCAAATAAATCTGTGTTTGGCTACATGGATATTAAAAGAAAAGTTTCCCCTCAAGAGGAAATAAAACTTTTTGGGGAAAACACATTTTATGAACGGTGCAAAGCATTAAGCAATTCTATGGAGTATATAGATCCTAAAGAATATCAAAGGGTTACAAGTCTTTACCAAGGCGGAGATAAAAAGTTAGCATTACAAGAACATAAAAATTGGTTAAGAAAAACTTTTACGGATAACCCTTCATTATACAGTGGTGCGGATGGCAAACTATTAACCACAATGGACGAAACTAAAGAGGGGTGGGCTGAAAAACCTAGACCTTTAAATCTAGACGGTAACGGTAAGGACGACTTAGATTTAATTATGCAAGGTGCGTTAAAGCCGCCTAAAGCTAAACAACTTAGCAGACACACAAAGTTTGATTTAAAATTACAACGAAATAAAAACATTTGGGTTGGCGATGCTCATGTGCTACACCCTAGTGCTATCATAGATCATATTTCAAATTTAGAAGTGTCTGATAGTGATATTCAAAAGGATTGGACTACTAGAGGCGGTTCTATTAATTCTATGTTGCGTTTTGTTAAAAATGTATGCAAAAATGAAGGCGAGCAAGGGTTACATAATTTTCTTGAGGGAGAGCACACATTAGACACATTAATGAAAGTCTGGATGGATAACTCTCAAGAGAAAGACGCTGAAGGAAGAACACAATACGATTATGATGATGAAGAAAAAGCTGACTACATTGAAAGAACTAAAAAGAAATTTCTAGATTCTGTGCCAGATAGCGAGAGAGAAAATTTGCTTAAAGGTGGTACCGCTAAAGGGGCTTACATATTTGGGCCTAAAGGCGGAAACTTTTGGCAAGACATTTCATATCAAGGCGGAAACCCTACAAAAGATTTGTGGTTTACCAGAGCGTCATTATTTGTTCTTGGGGGTATGACTACTGAAAATGGAACACTTATAGACACGCCGCCTGCCTCTTTACGAGAGGCATTTGACTTAGCTAACAATTGGGTAGGTCACTCTTTAGGATTAAGCTCAAAACAAGTTCAAGCGATATGGTGGTATCATAAAAAAACTTTAGATACTATGATGGGTGTAAAAACAGCGGGTAATGAAAGTTATGTACAAGCCGCCGAAAAAGCAGCAAAAGGAGTTAACAGTGGATACACAAAACCAGAAATCGACAGATTTGGACCAAGTAGCTCAGCAGCTAGTAAAAGATCGCAAAATGCCAGAGCTGGGATTTTTTCTGCAACACCTGGCCAAAATACAAAGCCAGTTTCGGAAGTCCTTAGCCGCCCACCAAGCATACCAAACGCACAAGAGATAATAGATAAAAATTTAAAATTTAGAAGTTCTAAAAAAGGAAAAAAATTAAAATTTGCACAGTTCACACAAGCACCCGGTGGTATGACAGGAACACCTGTTGCGACTAGAACCAATCAGCCGTTCTCCAATGCTGTTGCTAAATCCCCAGGTGGTAAGAACCTAGCACAGGGTGCACTTGGTAACCAGATTAATGCCAAGGGGGGTGTAGAAACCACCGCACAGAATGCGGTTGGTGATTGGCCTAACGGTTCTGAAGAATCAATCGTGCACACGGCACCACAAGGCACAGACCCAGCTAGATTAAAATACCTAGCAGCTTGGCACGGTATCTCAGGGCAGAAGAAATCTGTACTTGTATTCCACCCGAATTCAAAAGGTCCAGATAGTTTGTACCACATAACACACCCTTCAACGGACATGGGTGAAGTGCGAGATTCTTTAATAGCGGCGGGTATAAACTACAAGACTTTACTTCCCGGAAAAACAAACACTAAAGTATTAGTGTACGACCCAAACAGACAAATGAGAAACACCGTAGATCAATATGCTACAAATAATAACTTAAATGTAGAAGAAAACATTGGACAAGGTGAAATTGTAGGACATAATGGTGATTGGAACAGCGCTGGTGCTCTACCGAAATCCAGACAAGCTTACACAAACATCATAGGTGAATATGAGCAGAATAGTAACCAAGCCGGGCCTACCAACAATACTAGTGGGGCACCCACCAATGGCACAGGCACCAGCACAGGGAAAGCCCAGCAACTCTCCCGCAAAACCACAGCCAAGACCAAAATAAAATTTGACCGTAGTCGTAGGGTGTTGGAAGGTTTCTTAAGACAACACAACACACCTAACAAAGAGCTACCACCTGTTGGGGATTTACTAAGCCAAGACCTACAGAACATAAAGCCAGAGCATCTATCAAAGTATCAACAGTTGATTCCAGACGCTAAGTGGTCAGACATAGAAGGTGCGGTAACCTCACTGCAAAAAGACCCTAGCTTGTACGATGACATGACGAGTGAATCTAACAGGCGAGAGATGTACTGCAAGGAACACGCAAGGACAGTACTTCAAAGCAGTGGTTTAAAGAAGCTAATTGATAGTCTTAGAGTGCAAAATTTGATACCTGAACACGCACAGCACTTGATTGAAGACGCTAAGGATGGAGATTACTTTTCCTTAGAAGCCATTAGCTCAGAACTACAACACAGTGTACCTTCACTGCGGGCTTTCTCAAAAGCCGCAGAGAAGGAATACAACAAAGCTGGAAAGGCATGGGATAAAATGCGAACAGGGCAACCACAAAAGTTTGCTAAGAAATCCGCACACGCTAAAGATCAGTATCGAGCAGGTGCACACGGTATTACATTCCGTGGTAGGAATTACAACGGCGGACAATTTGCACCACAGAATGACGGTGTTAAAAGGTTTGAAAAAGACTCCAACCTAACACACATGATTAAAAAACTGCGAGGAGCTTAATGGACGATAAAGATATGATTGTTAAACACCATGTTCCTATTCTGGACGAGCATGAGCTTAAGGATGGTAAAGGGAATGTGGTGATTCGGCTCGACCAGAAGAAACTATCTGAGATAGTTAGAGTAAACAATAAGCGCATGGGTAATACTGGTGACGAGATACCACTTGTCATTGGGCACACCAAAGATGACGCTCCTGAAGGTGAGCAACCTGAAATTGTTGGATACGCTACCAACCTAAAGGTAGAGCCGTTCTTCAAAACAGGTAGGAAGTGTATCACAGCAACCTTCAAGTTCTTCAAACATGCTGCTGATAAGGTTCGTGGTTTCCCAAGGAGATCAATAGAACTTTGGCTAAGTGACTACAAGATTGACCCGATTAGTTTGCTCGGTGCAACTACTCCTGAACGAGACTTAGGCTTACTCCGACTTTCTAAAGGCGGGGTTAAAAAATATCAAAGGACTATAGGAATGAATGATCAACAAGGTATTATTGACGGTGTTATAGCCGGACTCCAACAAACGGATGTATGGCAATTTCTTACAGCACTTTCACAACAGGGTGGTGAAGCACCACCTGAGGAAGGTGGTATGCCGCCTGACGGAATGCCCGGTGAAGAAGCACCTATGCCTGAGGAAGGTATGGAAGACCCTAGCATGGGTGGACCTCCTATGGATGAAGGTATGGGTGAAGAACCTATGCCAGAAGAATCTACGGAGGAAGAAGAACCTATTCAATCTAGTCGTGGTAACAGAAAATACGACAGGATTAAACTATCCAGGGTAGAACAGGAAAACCAACTTCTCCACAAGGAGATCCAAAACATCAAGATTAAATTCCAGCGTGCAGAGCGTGAGAAAGATCTTATTGAGTTGGAAGCTGAAGGTTTCATGTTAGACCGTGGTGAAGAGCTATCCTTGGTCCAATCTTTACCTGAGAAGACCTATAGGGCACATCTTCAGATCATCCGTAAAAGGTACCAAAAAGCACCTATTGGTGCACGGGCCTCTTATTACCAAGAATCTCGTTCTGGTGGGGTGCGTGGCCGCACTAAGGACGAAGTGAACGAAGCTATTAACTTTGCAACTAATAACGGCATTAGCTACCAAGAAGCTCTTGGTAAAATCAATGCTGAAAAAGTACTTTAACTAGGAGAATAATTCATGCCTTTGTACAATCCGGCTTTTATTGCGGGTGGAGATATCAAACCTGCTAGGTTCGTGCGAATCACAGGTGAGTTTACTATTTCACAGTGCTCCCTATCAAGTCAGCCCATCATAGGGGTATCCCAAGAAGGTACCTTTAGCCCGCCTAATCTTGCAACCCTTTTGGGTGGCACAGAAAGTGGACTAGCTGCTAGTGAAGGGCAATCACTTAAAGTCTTCGGACTTGGGGATGTTTGCATGATCTTTGCAGGTAGTGGTGGTGTTACCGCTGGAACTAAAGTTAAATCCGATGGTGACGGCAAAGCTGTCAATATTGGAACTGCGGCTGGTACTTACCATGTAGGTGGTACCGCACTCAATACCGTTGCTGCTGGTGAAAAGGTTCTGATCCAAGTAAACCCACATGTTGTGGTTGTTGCTTAACAATATAACTAATTAAGGATAAATATTATGGCAGATTTTGTATCGGCAAACGCCCAATTTCCAAGTGGAACAAACACATATATCCCTAGTTTTGACGCTACTGGTCAGCTAGTGGTATCGTTCAGCCGCAACCCTAAAGACTTTGCGTTGAACAAATATATCACCATCACCCCTGTTAAAAAGTCTTCAGGCTACTACCTGAAACTTAATGCAGAGCAAGCTGCACGGGTTTCTTACGATTCCCTTAAAGATCATGTGTGGCACGATGGTAATGACGCTCCACACGGGGAATGGAATAATGAAAAGTTTGAGTGGTTGAACTTCAATACCCAACGGTATGTGTTCCCATTCAGGCTAGGTTATAAAGCAGTTGATCAAGCTGATTGGAAGATTGTGGCTTCCTACAGTGCGATCAACGCACAACAAGCTATGACAGCTCGAGTGGTTAAAGTTTGGGATAAGTTGCAGAGTGCTGTTGGTTCTGGTATCAACGATATCGCAACACAAAGCTGTACTGCTGCTGCTAACGCCTACACAGGTGGTTCTGCACTTGTGGACGGCGACTCCGGTGATATCGCGCAAGGCACATCTAAAGGGCCTGTGTTTAAGAAAGCTTTGAACGCTGTCTCTAGAAAGATTAACAAGGATACCTTGGGTGCTTGTGGTCCTAAAGAGATGTGTGTTATCATCAACCCAACTGTTGCTGACGCACTTAGTCGTTCTAAAGAACTCCACACATACCTGAAAGAGTCGCCAGTTGCACTTGCTCAGATTCGTGGAGATTCAGACTCTATGAATGGTAAATATGGCTTGCCTGACAAGCTATATGGATACGATATTATCGTTGAGGATGTTGTAAAGGTTGCCAACAAAAAAGGTGCAACTCGAACAACTGACTATGTTTTAGGCGACAACGAAGCTTGGGTTCTTGCACGCCCAGGTGATCTAGTTGGTTTTGAAGGTTCGCCTTCGTTCTCCACTGTGCACCTCTTCGCATATGAAGAGATGACGGTTGAGCAAAAGGACGACCCAGATAATCGCCGCATCAATGCTCGCATCGTAGAAGACTACGGTATTGAGGTTGTTGCACCTATCACTGCTTTCAAGTTTAGCAATGTGGTATCCTAATGGCACACGCAACTGTGTCTGATCTTCTGATGCGTTACGACCTCCGTAGAATTGCTGATCTTGTGTTAGACACAGACCAGCGAGCAACTGCGGAGGAACTAGCTGGAAACAGCACAGCAGGGCTGGTCGTACAGACCGCCCTGTCTGATGCTTCAGGTATGATCAACAGTGCAATACTTGCAGGTGGCAGGTACGAGCTTGTAGACTTAGTAGCTATGACAGAAGATTCTAAGGGGCACCTTAAAAGAATCTGTTGTGATATAGCTTACGGACTTCTAATCTCTAGGCGTGGATACGGTGCTGCCGATTTAGATGCGATGACATCACGATCTAAAGAATCAGAAGCAATCTTAGAGTTGTTACGCACAGGCGAGCGGGTATTTGAAATTGAAAAAAATGAACAAGCCTCAACACCACAACAAGCACAAGTTAGCAAAACTGTAAGTCTATTCTCTAGCGAGATGGACCGTTACTTCGGTATGCGGCAATCAGCATCAAACGAATTTTTTAACCCAAGGAGTTAAAATGGCACAAATTATTACGACAGGGCCAGCCCATGTCTTTATAGGACACTGTGGAAACACATACGACACTTTAGAGTATTTAGGAACATGTCAGAAAAGCCCTGGCATTACTATTCAAACTCTAAAAGAAGATGTAATGAATGATATCGGTGGCGAAACCCCGATATCATTTTCTAATCAAGGACAAGTAGGAACAATTAAACTAACACTAAACAGATACGATGAGGTGGTTTTTGCTAAAATTGCACTTGGTTTGTATTTATCTGGAACAGGCAACAGAACAGGTAGTCGAGGTGAAATCACCCGTAACCAAATGGGTGTTCTTGCACAAGGTATGGAATATGATTTTCACTTAATGTTTTACTTCCCATTCCATCAAGGCTTTTTAGCAGGCAGCACTGAACCAACGCACAACACATCACACCCTGAAGGTATTCATTTTCATTCTGTGGTACCTACTAAAGAAAAGCTATCTGAGATGGGAACTAGGGCAAGGATTGCATCACTAGAGCTTAAGTGTATTCCTAAGCTTGTGTTTTCTAACACCAATGTGGATAGCAATAGCACAGCTGGAAATCTCAATACTCGTGAATTTAGATTGTATGAAAATATTAAGACTCTTCCCTCCGTTCTTAAAGAAAGGGTAAACTAACTATGCCAGCTAAACTTCATGTAACAGGTGCAGCACATGTGTATGTAGGTCACAAAGATAGCCTACCTGCCGCAGGCCTATACTTAGGAACTTGCGAAAGATCTCCAGAATTTGAAACTGAATTTAAATGGGGGGATATTCAAAACGACATTGCAGGCGGAGCACCTATAGATCTTATTTTTAAAGGTATGTCTAGCAAACTTCAATTTCTAATGACAAGGTTTAACGATCAACATGTTCAAAACTTTGTGGGCAATGTTAATTCTAGAGTTGCACGACATGGTATTAACCATCAACCTGGGTATACAGATGGTGGTCAGATTGGTTCGCTATCTGAGTACACTCATGCGAGTGTAGTTAGTGCAGGATATTGGCTAGCTGTTAAGTTTGAATTTGGTAGCTTAACCGCAGTGGATTCTGAAATTCCTAGAGGTTATTTCTTTCCATCTGTGACACCTTCTCAATTTGGTTACGAGGAAGGAAGCTTAGGAACAAACGCTAAAAAACTCCAGCTAGGTGTTGAGGCACATGCATCTGTAGTTAAACCTGGGGTTTACGGTCTAGCTGGTGCAAATGCAGGTATGACAGCAGGAGATTACATTTTGCGTCTTTACACTACTGACACAGCAGTGTTTGATTTTGCTACACTCCCTAACATCGACTAAGGGGTAGGTTATGCCAGAAAAACCAAACATGATCCCAATAGATCACGATAAGCCTAGGAAGAAATTCCTAGGCTTAACTCTTCCTAAGACACCTGAAGAGGTGGTTAAAGAGTATAGGGATTCTCAAGAGAAAAAACAAACTTCTAGCCCATCACCTGCACCATCACCAACGCCTACAGAAAATCCAGAATCTCCAAAAGTTGAGAAGTTATTTCCTGACGAGCCTTTCGACCAGAATGTACCCGATAAAAATGGATTAGGGTATTCTAAAAATGAAATTGCAGATAGGGCGATGCCTAGCTACTTAAACAAGCAGTTACAGAACCTTGGCGGGTACAGCACAAACGCAGAAGTAAGGGATAAGGCACAAAAAACTATAAGGGAGCAACAAGAGAAAGATTCTAGTAACATGGGCGGTAGCAGGTGGAGTAAAGAAGATATAGCTAAAGTTCAATCTGCTCGATCAAAGGACTTAGATGTTTTAGACGAAAAAGAAAAGCTACTACCTGGAAAATACCCTACACAAAACCAAACTATATTTTTAAACTCTGTAAGAAGTCAACGCAAAAGAACAGACCAACAATCACACGATGAGCACCGTAGTAATAACCCCTCAGGTTGGGAACCATCAACCCCGAGTAAAATAACACCTACAACTTCCTTTGAATTCCTTGGATTGTTTCGTTTGCCTAGTGCTCCAAAAATGCCTCCAACTACACCTAAGGTACCGGCTACACCTAAAGTAGATAAGGATTTTAGAGAACAGATATTTAAGTTTCCGGGTGCAGGCAAAGACTACAAACCTAATCCAACAATGACTCCTCCTCCCCCAACACCTGCACCTAGCCCTACGCCTACAGAAAAACCAGAACAGAATCAAGCAACATGGCCTAGACAATCAACCACTGCTGTAGGTTTTGAATCACCTGAACTTAGTGCACGACCAACTAACCAAGCAACATGGCCTAGACAATCAACCACTGCTGTAGGTTTTGAATCACCTGAACTTTCTAATAGACCCTATGTAGGAAAACAAGAAAAAGAACTTGCACCTACGCCTAGCCCATCTCCAACAAGGCTAGCTAAATCTATTCCTATGCAACAACCTATACCAATACCACCACCTATACGACCGCCAGTAATGCCAAGCATTCCTGATTGGATAAGAAAACTAACGCCTTGGTTATTTCCAAAAACTCCAGTCAATCCAGATCCTAATAAACCAGATCCTAAAGATCCTAATAAACCAGATCCTAAAGATCCTACCCCAATAGAAACAGAAGATGATAAAAGAAAAAAGAAAATAGAAAAAGAGGAAGAAGAAGAAAGAAAAAGGCAAGAACAGGCAAGCGGTGGCGTACCTGGGGCAGGTGGTCAGGCTAACACGCCACCACAACCACGCCCTGAACAACCTGTGCCCGCTGACCCTGTGCCAGACCCTAAGCCACCAGAAAAAAAAGATCCGCCAAAAGAACCTAAAAAACCAAACCCTATGGATTTTGCAATGATGTTACCTACGCAAGGTAGTGTTAGCTCATTCCCTAGCATGGTTACTGGAATTCCAACCCACAGTGCACCTTCATTTGAAAAGACACAATTAGAGATAAACTATTACTCTGAATTAGGATTTTAAATGGAACAAGTAAAATCACCCTTAGTAGATATACTTAAATCTATAAAAACATTAATTAAAACTAGTTTAAGTATTACAAACGATAGCTCTGTAAAAATAGTAGCTAGGGATGATATGCCAATATACTCAGGAGACTTTGACATACTTATAAAAGCTAACTTACCTTTTCCTGTTGAGGAGTTTGTTAGTGGGGCTGGAAGAACCGCCAGCGTTCTTCTCAGAACTATAACTATTGTAATTAGGACAAGGCTAGGTGTTGATAGGAGCGACAGTGATGAAAGAGCACTTATGGACCCTGTGTACGGTCACTTAAAAAGAGAAGAACAAATATTAAATTGTTTACATTTAAAATTCTTATACAACACAAATGGTGATATGATAACAGCAGAGCCAGTTAGACTTTCAGAACCTAACGCAGCTTGGGGAGAAATCGCGCACTACACTAAAGAAGATACAGAAAAATCCTCCCAGCGACAGGTATCTAGGTCATTCTTAAATTTTGAAGTTAAATACATAATGGATGTTGCATAATGGCTAATTCTGCAAACTACTTACAATATGGCCCAATTAAGATAAACCTTGTGCTTGTAAAGGAGTACAAGAGAGAACCTATATACGCTGACAAAGAGCAAACACACTACCTATACACAAGGCACACACTTAGTGTTGATGGTGTTATAGCCCAAGACAACGAAATTAACAGAGAGACATTTAAACCTGCTGAAAATGCAATAGAAGTTGATGTAATTATTAAACATTTTTTAACACAACCGAGGCAGATCCTAAAATATTTTGTTGGGGGTGAGGAAGGTAATTTTAATGGGTTTCTTTTAGAGAGTCCTGAACCCGATCAAAGGGTAGATTGCACCAACGGGCCAAAGCCTAGGGGGTTCACTCTTACGAGAATAAACGGTACTAACAGTGCTCAGGTATCTTTTGTAATACAAACAGATATAAACGATGCCCACATGTTCGGTGCACCAAAGTACCCTATACTTAGTAACAGCTACACGATGGAACACATAATTGACCAAGATTTCTACACCTCTAGAAAGGTTTCAGGCTTAATTCATTTCAGAACTGATGTGATGATAGATGAGGATCTATCACCTGACGACTTTAGAGAACTTATAAATATACCAACGCCAAAAACAATGAAGAGGGATTTAGTTAAGGTTAGGTTGCACCCTGGATCAATGAAGATGGAGTACAGCTTTATTGACAGAGAAACACATTTTCATTTAGAGAACAACCCAAAGTATAATGATCCAAATAAAAGCACATTAGACGGTATACCGTATCCAAATATGAAAAATATAACTAGGTTAGAGATAACACAAAGTGTTAACAACATGCAACCTAGCCCGTACTCCGCAGCACAAGATGCGTGGAAAGAAACTAAAGGCGGAAACACGGCTGGGAAATGGGGAAAACTTTTAGACGCTGGAAACTTTGCTATAGCTGCCGCTGGTTATTCTCTTCCTGTTAATGAGGAAACTCTTACAATTCAAGTGTACGGTAACAACCTTTCAGATAAGCATGATTTAGAGTATCTAATATATTATATAGTTGCTAAAAAACTACCTTATTCAAGATCCGCAGGAAAGTATAATTTTAAATTAGAGATAGATGCGTTAGGAAGCTACGCAAGAATTCAAGTGTCTAGAACATCAAGCCCTCTAAATGTAGACCTTGTTGGATTAGGGGAGTCTATAAATACTTTATTATCTAAACACCTTTTTGGGGATAAAGATAATAGCGAAGTTAAAGGTATGTTTTTAGATGCGTCTGTATTACTAACAGGGCAGAAATTTGATTTAAATAAACTTAGCAAAAAAAGCTTTTTTTCAGATTACGATGTTAACACTAAACAATTTAAAGAGAGTATGCCTGGAGTTTATCAAAAAACTTATATTCAGGGAATCGAAAACCCTGAGCTTACAGATTGTTCTCAAATATCAGCTAGAGTTGGTAAAGATCAAATGCGAGGGTCTTACCAAGAACAAATATTTGTTGAAGGGGTTAGGTCTAACCCAACAGAATACCCTATAGATCCTCACCAAAATGATCACTGGGTTTACGACAATAAGCGTGATAAAATTGAGCCTGAGTTACACTTAGGAGAAAAAACAACATGAGCTATTACAATAGAATAGAACAAGTTGCGGAAAATCAAATTCAAGTGGACGGTAAGCAGCATCATAGAAAAAGTATAAGATATTACAGAGAAAGAAAAGAACCTAAAAAGGGAAAGCCTATACTACCTGTGGTTGGTGATGTTTTTGTAGACGCAGAATTAGCAAAGCCACAGGTTTCTAAAAGATCCCTTTTGAGTGCTGAAGGTAAGAAGAGGTTTGACAAAATATTAAACTCTCAAGTTTCTAATTTTATATTTAGAAACTTTCCTTGGGATAAGACAAAAAAGCCTAGGGAGTTATGGATTGCTGTAGATGAAGTAGAAGAGAATGTAATGTTAACTGGCTTTGAATCGTACAATAGTTGGTACAAAGTTTTTAAGAGTGGTATAGGCGATAATAGGTCTAACACATCTACGGCGACTGAGGCAGGCACAGGATTCTGGCTGTTAGCAATTAATAAGCTAATGAGTGGTGGTTACCATTCTGAATCAGGTATAAATCTATTTGCTTTAGATGAACTTTTACGCAAGATTGAGGAGCAGTACATTGAGTGAAACTAACCAGCGTAAAGTTCTAATAACCTTAGCACACGCAAGGTTTCCGTACACATCAGCTAACATAGCTGTAACCTACAACACAGAAAATAAAGTTCTTATAGCCCCTGTTTTAGGGTTGCAATCCTCTTCTAAAATATTTGAACTTGGCTCAACTGCAACAGAAACTCTTGCGTTCTCTTTCTCTAGGTCAAACAAGCCACCGGACATACCATCTTTCCTAAGCCAATACACATCTTTAAATAAAAGAACACTGCTAAGCCACACACTTAGAATGGAAGCTCCTTTAATAAATTACTCAACAAATACTACAGAATATTCTTGTAGCGGTTCTGCGGTGTACATGTTAGAATATTCAGATATTTATAGTCTTAAATCAAAGAGATTTTTCTATCCAAGAAGCCCAATTGATGGTAATGATATTTTTGCACACGCCTCCCATATGAATGGGGATAAAAAGGAAGATTGGACAGGATTTATATACGACTGGATGGGCGGCATGGAATATTCAACAACTTAAAATTAAGGAAAAAAATGATAGACTACACAGGACCATACGGGTTGTTCACTAAACTTGGTTTAATTGGAGGTTTTATTTCAGATATAAACACCTTCCAAAAATCACTTGTTAATGTTAAATCTCCAGCACTTGTTAACAAATTTACATCAAACGGAAAAACTAAAATTGTATTAAATTACATACCTGCTGTAGATTCTCAAATTAGCTCTGTTAGTAGTCTTGTTCCTGGAGTTTTTGTAGATGTTGCCGAAGGTGTTTTAATAGACGCTGTAACAACAAACGACCCTTTAATACCTTCAACAGTAGATGATTGTTTAATAGAATTAGTATCTCAAATGAAAAATGATAATATAACAGTACAGAAAATAACAAACACTGTGACTGTGTCAGACCCTAGCGGATTAAATCTTGTAAGGGTGGCTTTAGTAAATTCTGACGGAGGCCTTAATCAACACACAATAGCTGAAAAAATAAGATTAGAAGTCACTTCTGATTCTTTCACAGGAAGCACAGCCCCCGGTAATGAAACTTTAACGGTTATAGCAAAAGATGCTGCCGAAGATGTGTTTAATTACGACTACCCCGCTGGGTCTGGCTCAACCGTTACACTAGAACGCACCAATATGAACGCTAGCTCCTCAGAAGGTAACTCAGTTACAAATGGTAACTTTACTTTATTTGATACAGATACTCCAACAATACCAAATAATTGGAATGCTATAACATCCTACGGGGTTGCAGGCACAAACTGGCTTATATCCTCTAACGGTTTAAAAATTCAGAATTTAGCTAGCGTTAGACTACAGCAAGATATATCGTCTTCCGTAAGAGCTAAAAATGTGTACCATGTGCATTTTAGATTTAAATTAAATTCTTCAGTTGTTTTATCTAGCGGTTCTATAACTGTAGATTTAGTAGATTCTTCTGGTAACACTATGGTAGATAACTCTAATACATACTTAGCAAAGAGTGTTTTATTTAGCTCTATCGATTTAGCTAATTTAGGTGTTTATCAAGATGTTGATGCAACTTTTGTGGTTGGTTCAAAAACACCAAGTACGGTCTTTTTAAGAATTATGTGCAACGGCACAGATCAAACTGGCGTTACTGTAGAACTAAACAGACTTGTGCTAACCGAGATGCAAGAACTGTACGATGGTGGTCCTTATATTTCTTTACTAGGCCTAGACTCAGACACTTTGTATTCAGGTCAAAGAATTGATATTACTATTACAAAGATCTTAGATGGTGGAGGAACATTTACTAACAACACATTCCAAGTTTTATTTGACAGACTTTTTGGAATGTCGTCAAAGGGCATTACTTTACCTTCTAGCACCGTTCCAACAGTATTGGATAGCCTAATAGCATAATGCAAGCATACTACGATGGAACGCCGCTGTTGCAACCTAGTGAAGACATACTTAAGTATGCAAGTACTGACGGTATGTTCAAGCCTGAAGACTACTTTAAAGAATTGCCCCACTACAGCAAACTGAAACTAGGGCAATTGTACTGGCCTTCGGGTGCGTCTAGGTTTGGTGCAGGCTTCTTCTTAGTTAGTTCTGATTTCTTAGAGAAACTTCCTAAATACGACATAACAGGTGCGGGTGATGCAGAGGACACCGTGGGCGGTTTACGCTCCACGGTGAACTATATGCACCGATACGAGGCTAAGAACCTAGACCTAGTAGAAGGTGACAAACCGCTTCAGGCTAAACTGTGGATGCTACCACCTAGGCCTCTATTCCAACAGCGTAGGGTGCCCTCAGGTTTAGTAGAAAATATAGCAAGGATTCCTTACGCCCATTTAAATGGTATTTGGGTTCTCCCCTTAGTCGATGCACGGTATTGGTGGAGGAACTTTACTACCGGGGACTTCCAGCTTCCCTCATGCTCCACTTGGGAAACCTTGTTTAAAACAATCTTTAAAAAGTTAGGGTACACAGAAGCACAAATCACAATTGACCCTATTTCAGTAGACTATCTTTTCCCACACTCAACGCTTCGTAGTGCATCACAATTTACAGATGTACCAACCCTACTAGACACCATCGCATATTCATGCGGTACTAGGGTGATTCTAAAATATGACGGTACGGTGCGTGTGATGAATGCACAAAATTCTTTTGAGGAGGACGGCACACGCTACTCCACAAGCAACACCCAAAAAGCAGGTGGGTTTGGTAGCCTTATCTCCACAGCTAAAAACACAATCGGGGATAACTACTCATCTGCCGCGGACATCACCAAGAATGCAACCGAGTTTAAAAAGCTAAAAAGTCTTATGCGCGACACTGCGGGTGTAATACCCAGGTCGTTGAGCTTCCTAGTATCAGGCACCGTGTACTCCACGGTAACCACTGAGGGTGGAGGGGAGACAGGTACACCAGTTAACGCAGAAGGTGATGACAACACCTTCTCCGCATTTATGGGAGGTGGTCAGGTGTACTACTTCACATCGACTGATGAGAACATGGAACCCCCTGCATTCACACGCAATGTAGGTGGAACTACAGAAGAACCAATTACACCTGTTTCAGGTGACTACGCCTACGACCTTAGGAAGAGACTACTCTACCCTTTTACCACTAGCTGGGGCGATCCATCCGCAGGTGAAAGCTTACCTAGCAAGTATCTCAAGCTAAATGCATCGAGTTACAAGGCTAAGGTTAACCAGTGCCCTGAGTACGCCAAAAAACCCACTAATATGACGGATAAGGAGTTTAGCCAACTTCAGCTAAATAACTTCATTGAAGTGTATAAAAACGACTGGGTTCTGTATCAGATGAGCGATGTTAACCTTATTCTAAATGGGATTGAGAAAATAGACCTTACTGGGTTGTTCGACTATGTGATGTACGACATAGCTAACATATGCACTAAGGTGGTCAGGGGGCCGTACAATGAGCAACCACAGGACATCTACATTGAGTCCTACTTGGGTGATGAGGCAGGGTGTGATTCAGACACCTACCCGTGTGGGCAATGCAAAGGTATGCAGGGGGGTAGTGTTACAAGCCAACTGTATGGTTTTGGTAATGCTAGTATGTTTCTACCCTATAGCCCTGTGCAAGTAAAAAACTCTACACTTCCTGTTGGTGCGGACCCATTGTTGTACCCAAACTACCACAAGCCCCCCTATGTAGTAAAATTCTGCCTAGGGAATGGTATCGGGAATGTCGCACTCGACTACCACTTCCAAACGCAGGCAATGGTCAGTGTGTACTGGAATGGGAGCAAGGTAACCTCTAGACAGATCAATGGGGGAAAGTCATTCACCTGCCAAGGTTGTGCACAATGTTGGGGAAGACTCACATTTGCAAAAACTGCAAAAAGCCCTGCCTATGCAACAGTGGTAATTGAAAAAGTAAACGACTACGACACAGATTTACAGCTATTACAAAACCAAAATTGGTACATGAACATGCGGTGTGTAGATTCACAGCCCTACCCTGCACCCAGGGCGGTAGCGTGCGATCAGAAGCTAGATGAGGTTGGTGGAATATTTACCTTAGGTATGTTTACTAGTATTCCAATTAACATACCATCAAGCAGCAATGGTTTAGTTCCAAATACCTCAGTGTGCGTAGCGGATGCGGCAGAGTCTACTTTTCAGTGCGGTGGGGTAAACTGCACCATACCTGCAAATCTAGTTCTAACCTTTGAGACTCCACCCAATTCATGCAAGTACTTAAAAGACATTGTTATCCCATTACAGCAGTCAGTATTTGACGGTGGGTGGGCAGGTATCCACGATCAGTTTGGTCCACTAAAAGATATTATTCAAGTCAAGCTAACAACTACCGGAAACAACGGATTTAATTTAGTTATTAAAGATATAGTTAATGTTAGTAAACCCCAAGTTCAGTTAACTTCTGGATTTACCTGCGTTTGCACACCATTAAAAATAGAGTTTTTAAATGGAATTCTAGACCCTCTTGCGTGCTCCGGTTCCTCCACCAAAATAGTAATTAAAGAGGCTTAATATGCTAATTCAATTTAAAAATGGACCTAATTCTGTAATTGAAGCCAACGCCCTAGCTAACGCCTATTTAGCAGGTGAGCCAGCATACGCCAACAACACCAATAGCCTCTACATCGGTGGGGTGCTGTTATCCACTGGGGCAACCTACTACATCCAAGGTGCACAACCATCGAACCCGGCTAACCCTGACACGGCTAAGGCGTTCTGGTTTGATACAGATGACAACTTTTTATACATCTGGAAGTACGCTGGTGGTGTAGGTTCTTGGACTCGTGTTTTAGCATCTGGTGCAGAAGGACCAGCGGGTCCAGCTGGCGCAATAGGCTCAACAGGGGCACAAGGAATTCAAGGTATTCAGGGAGTCCGTGGGGCTACCTTTCTATCGGGCACAACAGGCCCAATTTCAACAACTACCGCAATAGACGGGGATTACTTCCTTAATACAACAACACGCCTGTTATACGGCCCCAGGGTCACTACAAGCGGTGTTGTCAGTTGGGGTGGAGCAATAGATCTTAAAGGGGAAACCGGAGCACAAGGGGCACAGGGAATTCAGGGTGTAGCTGGTGCTAATGGACCCGCAGGTTCTAAAATTTTCTACGGTAATGAAGTTCCAACTAGCATGTTCCCTAGCCCATCAGAGCGTAGGGAGGGTGATTTTTACATTGATCTTGTAGCAGGTAGGCTGTACGGTGGGTACACTAATTCACAAGCATGGGGGGCAGGTGTATCACTTCTAGGTCCAGCGGGTTCTGCGGGTGCACAAGGTGCAAAAGGGGATGCAGGTAGTGCTGGTTTAGAATGGAAGGGAACATGGTCATCAGGCACCACTTACCCTATTCACTCGGTGGTACAGCACTCAGGTTCTAGTTATGTGTCTATAAAATCTACAACTAATGTGCCTACAAACGCATCAGATTGGGAGCTTGTAGCCTCAAAGGGAACTAGCACAACAGGCACGGCTACCATTTATGCAAACTCTCCAATTGTGTGGGATGAACCTACTACAACTCTTAGCTTTAATGTTCCAAATGCAACAACAGGTAATGTTCTAAAATATGACGGTACAGCGTGGGTAGCAGGTACCAGCGTAGCAGCTAAATCAATATACTCTGGGGCAGGTGCACCAGCCTCTGAAACAGGGTCAGATGGCGACTTTTATATGCAGATGGCTGGAACAGGTGCACCAATACTATTTGGACCAAAATCGGGCACAGATTGGGGATCTGGTGTGTCTCTAATAGGGGCTGATGGTAATGACGGTCAAAATGGTATAGCTGGACCTGCGGGTGCTGACGGCACCCCAGGCATGGAGTGGAACTACGAGTGGGATTCTACGGTAAACTACTCTAAAGGTGCTGTGGTATCTTACTTGGGGTCGCTGTATATCTGCGAGGTTGATGATACTTTAAACATCACACCGAACACAACATTTAATTGGGATCTTCTAGTAGCTAAGGGTGAGCAAGGCGAGACAGCAAACATTGTAGGAACACTCCCTATTCTTACTGAATCTGTAACCACAGGTGTTTTTCCTGACGAGTCTACCACCCTCACAGTCTCTCTAGCTGATGGAACAACCACAGGTGATGTTCTAACTTGGAATAGTGTATCTAAGACATGGGCAAGCCAGCAACCTATTGAGCTTCTAGATGGTCTAGCTGATGTAACAATTACTAATGTAGCATCTGGTCAGGTTTTAACCTATTCAGGAACAGAGTGGATAAACGGTGAGATCACTATTGAATCTCTATCTGATGTTTTAACAACATCAAATCAAGTTGGGGATGTTCTATCCTTTGACGGTACTAATTGGGTAAATTCAACAACAGTAAGCTCAATTAATGCAATAGCCCCTTTAAATTGGGATTCCAAAACATCTACAATAAAGATAGGGGATGGATCAAAAGAAGATCAAGCAATTTTGTGGAACACTACCACCTTAGCTTGGGAAATTAAAGACCTACCCGCTGCTGACATCACTGCAAATGCACCACTGTTCTGGAATTCAACAGATAAGGTTCTTTCATTCGGAGTTGACGCACAGTCTGGGAATGTGCTCATGTACGATGGTGTTGCGTGGGTTGCAGATACACCATACGACCACTCAAGGCCTACCATACTTTGGGGTGACGGTGTACCACCTCAGGGTATGGGGCACAGCGGTGATTTTTATATTGATACTACCGGGCATTATCTGTACGGACCAAAATGTTCAGGATGTTTAAACAACAAGTGGACATCTATTCAAGAACCTGTCAACTTAGTTGGTCCAACAGGTGCAATTGGTTTAACTGGACCACAAGGGGTGCAGGGAATTCAGGGTTTAGTAGGACCACAAGGTCCACAAGGAAATTCAACACAAAACCTTATCCGAAAAGTAGACTTTGTTGGCACCCCGATGCCAGCCCCAACAACTTACAATTACCTTGGAAACAACGGTGACTTTTTAATAGTTAACGGAACAACTAGTATACGGTGGTACGGGCCTAAAGCAGCAGGTGTTTGGCCTACACCTTACATTGAATTAAAAGGCACAGAAGGTCCACAAGGCGTACAAGGTATTCAGGGAATTGCAGGCCCTCAATCTGGTCAGATAATCCACAGTGCGACAGTATCTTCAAATAGCTCTACACCACCTGACCCTAGTGCAACATTAGGTGATGTTGGCGACTTCCACATTACAGAACTTAATACCACCACAGGCGAGTATATTGGTAGTTATTTGTTTGGCCCAAAGACATCAAGTGCAACAGATCCGTGGGGAACACCTAGAAACCTTAGAGGCCCAACAGGCTCGACAGGTGGCACAGGTGCACAAGGTCCAGCAGGCACAACCCCTAACCCAGCTTTATCGGACATAGATGGTGGTTTGTTTAACACAGGAACACCACAAGACCCAACTTTAGCCATAAAAACTACTTCAGGAACAGGCCTAGTTTTAAAAAACATTGGAATAGCCACACACCCCCATTTATCACTTGATCTAGGGGCACTAGGTGTGTTTTATTTAAACAGTAGCAACCAACTAAGCCTCAGGCCTATCTCTAACAACGCCTCGCAAAGAAGGAGCTTTTTTGGAATATGAAAACACTAATACTTAGTTATAAATCCAGACTGTATGTTCAATCCCAAGGTGTTGCGTGCAATGTCACGGCTAGCACTCACTTGATGGAGTTTGTAAAAGACTCCAACTTATACCCAGGACCCGGTGGAGAGGAAAACTACGAGCGTGTTTTCTATAGCCACCCACAGCAGAACAATGTAAACACCCTAGTGGATAACACCTCAGAAGGCACAAGGGTAGTTCGAGAAATCTACCTCTATAACAACGCAATAGACGCACAAGTTTACAGCATTAGAATTCGCACCTATTTAGATATTACATTATTAGCTGGTGAAGGGGCTGGTCAGAAAGACCACCCCGACAACTACACAGACACATGTTTAATAGACATTACAATACCATCTGAAAAAGTGTGGAGATTCTCAGAAGCGTTTCTACTTAGCTACCCGTCTGTAATTGTGTTAGACAATGGGAACATGGACGAGATATCCATAGTAACAGCACCAACTGGCGTGGATACTTTAAACAGTTCAGATAAGATCCATGTTACCATGTCGCACGGTATCACAGGCCAGACCACTTGGGGAATTACAGAGACACTAACTCAGAAAGTTATTGCGGGTACAGCTAATACATCACTGTACAAGCTGCCATACTCCGCTTCACCAACTGCAACGGTGATTAAGCAGATCTGTGTGTATAACTCTAGTGGTAAAACCATCCATGTGAAGGTGGGTTTTGGTCCAGCCACATCGAGCAATCTGCAAGGGTACATCTACGATGGTGAAATTGCACCAAACGGTAGCTGGTGGAGTGACGGCAGCACCTACCAAAACATAGAAGACTACACAGGTGGCTCTGGTGGCTCTGGTGGTTCTCTAACACTAAACCCAGTACTACCACTGTCGTACACACCTTCAGGAAGTGTACTAAGAATAGCACAGGCTGGTGCACAAGACAGGCAGGTTCTAGGCTGGGATGCAACCGCACTAGAATGGCGGCCACAGGACAACCTAGAAGTGTTGACACCTGTTTACCCGCTAGAGTACAATATGAGCACCTTGGAACTCTTAATAGGGCGTAATGGTGCTTCAGACGGTCAAACACTCACTTGGAACACACTAAACAACAGGTGGCAACCGGGTGCTGCTTCTGGAAGTGGTGCACTGGCTGGTTTAGAAATTGATGGAGGTTCCTACTAATGGCTATTATTAAAACACTAAAGATAATCACACACCCACAAGGTGCGCGATATAACGCAACCCTAAGTACTCAGCCAGTAATCCATGTTGGTGACCTAGACACGGTAACTAATGAATTTACGATAGATACTGCGTTTGTAGGATCAGTGTTAATTGCGGAAGGACCCGGTAACACAGGCTATAACCTTTCAGGAACACTCACAAAGACTTTTGTGAGTGGTGTTGCAACATTCACCAATGTTGGGATTGTTCCAGACAACACAAACACGGCACTGGATATATCTTCTGCGTCTTTGTCGTTTGTAACCACTAATCTAAATATTGTAACATCGAACACATTCCAAATATCCAACGCATCTAAATTAGTAGTAACATCAAGTCCGGTTCCTACCACAACTACACTCGGTAGGGTGATGCAGATACCTGTCAAGGTGCAATTTAAGGATGTGGATAATAATGACATACCCTTGAGTGGGATTAGCATTGTTGCGAGTGCACAGGGTGCGACAATGTCAGGAACAACCACACTACAGAGCGGTGTGTCAGGCTTTGTAATATTCACACAGTTGACTTTTTCAGGTGGTTCACAAGTAGTACTTACATTCTCTTCACAGGGGATGACTTCTGCTGTAATTACTATAAACCTTATACCAACAAACATAATTAAACCTAGACGGAGCATAGTCGCTGGAGATCCTCCTGTTGTTGGGGATATTGTACCTTTTGAGATAGCTATTAATATTCCTGACCGTCAATTGTGGGTTGCTGACGAAACAGGCACACCTGTTCTAATTGTTAGCGGTGGTAGTAGTAGTAGTATTGTCAGGTCAGGGTGTGAACCAGATGGTTATGCAAGCTTATTAAGTTGCAACGGTTCTAATAGTTTCTGGGTAGATGATGCTGCTGCACATATCACTACCAATTTTATTGAAGGTCAGACAACCGAACATTATTGGACATTTGCTACAAACGGAAGCTTAATATTCCCAGATAACACAGTACAAACTACAGCTTCTACTAAATTCACTTCAGGTGCAACAGCACCAACTTCACCTGCACAGGGTGACAGGTGGATTAACACTACGGATGCTGTTTTATACACATACTACCAAACAGCCTGGGTGCAGTTTAATAATTAAGGGTATATAATATGGCAAATTACTGTAGAAGCGGTGCTCTATTTACATTCACAAACCCAACACCCCCATATAATAACGCAGGGTGCACAAACTACCCTAATGGTTACTGGACTACCAACACCTGGAACATCAATGACCCTAATAGACAAATACTTGGATATGGTCAGTATGTTGGTTCTGATTATAGGTGGATGCTAACAAGCAACGCTACCTCTAATTGTGTTATTCAAACATCCACCGCTCCTTACAACAACAACATACCCCCACTTGCAGAATTTGGATTGATAGAAGGGGCGTGTCCACCCCCACCACCCGGTGTAGGTTATGTTTCACCGGATAGCGGTAATATCGCAGGTGGCACCAGCATAACCATCACAGGTGTTAACTTTACTGGCGCAACTGCTGTTACCATCGGTGGAGTTGCTGCCACTAATGTTATTGTGGTTAACTCAAACACTATCACGGCAACCACTCCCGCTGGAACTGTTGGTGCTAAAGCTGTGGTAGTTACCACACCAGATGGCACTAGTGCACTTGACAGCTTCTTATTCACCTATACCCAACCATCTCCACTATGCGTGCCTATTAGTGCTACGGTTACAATAAGACCGTGGGGCAACCCGCAACTTAATGTAACCAGAAGTGTAGATGCATTTTACAATTCTTCTAGTTCATACGGCTCCCCAGTTACTTTGGCATATTCGGAGTTAGGTCATAACTCAACCACATACCCAACTGTGGTCGTAATGAAAAACCAAGGGGATCAATATGTTGTAATGCATAATAATTGGACTCAAGGTGCCCCTGGAGGATATGCGTTCTTTTTTGGGGATCGTTTGATAACCCCAAACACTACTCAGACATACTACGACTCAGACTCTTTTAATGGAGAGTTTGAAACTACAATTACTTGGGGTGCAGTGTATAGCTCTACACCCACACCTAGTCCAACTCCAACATCAACACTAAGCCCATGCCTTGCACCACCAGATACCAACACAGGTCCATTCTTTTTCCCAACTACAAAAGCAACAAACGACATCTACAGCTTTGCGGGTAGAGCTTGGTATTGGAACAGCTACGCATGGCACAGATATTGTATGAGTACAACACCAACACCAACGCCTACACCTAGCCCTACTCCAACACCTGGAGCAGTAGCAGGGTATTATTTAACTTTGGATGTAACTTATCCAGACAACACACATGATTATATTTCTTCAGGTCATATGTACAATATAGCAAATATTAACGGAAAGCCGTTTTACACTACAGCAGACGGTTGCAATTCTGTTTATTGGGATAACTCAAAATGGGTATACACTGGTAGGTATGGACAAAAAGATACGACTCACCAAGGCACAGTTGTAAGTATTAGTGGGCCATCTTCAGGCGACACTTTCCCTATGACCGGATGGATTGTAACTAGTCATCAAGCTTACACAACAGGAATAGTAACTGTTGGTACAACTCCTCAAGCAGTACCCCCGACATTTGGAGATTGGATTTGTTTAGAAACTACAGGTATGTATTCAGGGCAGGTAAACGGAGCTTATTTCAGTACAAGCACAAGCAATGGTAGCTATTACAGATTAGACGGTGCTATAGGAAGCCCAGGTGCTAGTTGTGGACCGGACTTAGTTAAAAATGGAACAGTGTTATATTTAACAGCAAATGGATATGGGTGGTCTGGTAATTTAAGTTACTTAGAACCTGTTACTGGGTTTGGTGAAGAACCTAATAGTAGAAGTATTGTAATGGTTTACTTAAACACATGTGGCCCAAATACTACTCCTACACCAACACCAACTCCTACACCAACTCCTACACCAACTCCTACACCGTTCGCCTTTGTTAGTCAATCTAGTGGGGGTAACTACAGTGGAACAGGTGGAAGCTCTTACGACTCCTTATCAGGTCAACTCTACTCCTACGGTTCACCTGAAACAATGGTATTCACGGCGGGTATTACGGGCACCCTCAATTACAATATAAGCGGGTACGACATGATGGGTGGCTCAGGGGTTTACATGAGCATCTCGGTAGACGGTAGTACTATAGCCACAAGTAGCTCTATGTCCTCATCAAGTGGAACTACTGCAATCACCGCAGGTCAATCAGTAACTTTGACTTTTGTTGGGTCAAGTATGGCGTACAGTAACTTCTCAATTTACATGAGTTAAAAATGTCAAGACCTTGCACATGTAATAATGTAATTCCTAATAGCACTTGGGATAACACACAGTGCCAACTTTGTTGGCATTACCACCACAACACAAGGGTAAGGGCTGCCTGGGATAATGACGAGCCAATACAAGTTCCACCTATGTTAGAACAAGCTAGCTCTTTAATGTCTTCTGTAGCTAAATGGAGCTTTTCGGGTTGCACTCGAGTACCCTTAGAAGTGCAAGAAAACAGGTTAAATATTTGCAACAATTGCGAATTTAAAAAGTTCGATAAATGCGGAGTTTGTGGATGTTTTTTAAAAATTAAAGCTAGCTGGATCACTGAGAAGTGCCCACTAGGGAAATGGAGCGAACATGACACCACAGGATCTACCACCAATTGAACTTTTAGAGGATATTTTACTACCTTTAAAGTGGACTATTGATAGAATATACTGGTGGGGATTTAAAGACGGAGTTACAATGGGTGGAATTGCGTTTTTTGTGTTGTTCCTTCTCACTAACAGGAGAGCATCATGAATAAGGTAATCGGGATGTTAATTATAGCTGTAGGCCTTATAACAGCTAATGAGGTGTACTTTGGGAACCTGAAGTTTGACCCAATACCACTCCTCAGGCCAAAGATCACGCCACCAATACCACTGCCAGTTAAACCAGACGAGCCTAAGCCTAAAAGACCTTGGGGCAAAGACCTAGAAGGCTCAGTTGAGTCTATAACACTAGGTAGTTCGATTGCTCCTGACGGATCAACACCACTACAGATTGACTACCCATTGAGCCAGCACATTAGCAATATTGGATCTCATGTAGATGGTGCAGGTATGTGCGTTATGTCTTCTATTGAGATGGCTGGTAGGTGGCAGAACCTAGAGCAGGTTCGTGGCCTACGCAATTGGTGTGCCAATAAGCCAGGTGGTGGGTACCCCTCCAAGGTAGACAAACAACTAAAAGAGTACGCTCAGGTACAGAAAATTAACACGCCTGAGTATGTGCAATATGAAGGGAAAGAATTAGACTTGCTTAAGCTTGCACTCAAGACAGGTAGGTTTCCAGCTGTGACTTATTCAGGGCGCGATAAAGTGCGATATTCTGGCACAATCGCCCACATGGTGTGTTTGGCTCACTTAGACGAGAAGTGGGCAGCAATATGGGATAATAATGGCACAGCAGGCGAGCTAATCTGGATGACCCCTGAGGAGTTTAAAAGTAGATGGACTAATGATTCTAACGGTTGGGCTTTTGTTTGGCTCGCACCACCACCACCACCAGTACCACGATAGGAGATGCTATGAGTTTATTATTTGCTGTGTTTATGATTTCAGGTTGGGATTGGGTGCCTACTGACGATCCTCGTCAGGTGGCACTTTATAGCGACTCTGTGCAAGTGGGGGTTTACAAGGTGCCTGAACGAGTCTACCTAAGCTTAGACGCTAATGGGGATTTTAAAGAATCCGAACTACCTACGCCAGTGCCAAATTCGTATTTAGAGCTATTCCCTATTAAAAAGATAGCTAATTATGGTATTGACTTATCTGAGATGAAGGGTAGGCCTGAGAGCTACTACCACAACGGTAGGAGTATCACTAAGGAGAGTGCACTTCTTCTTATGGGAACTCAGGGAATACCTGACGATAGTGATTTTATCAGAGTCACCGTAATTGGTTCTGAGGCTATTAGAAAGAAAGTGCGTGATGACTTGCAGAACGACCCAGCACTTTTAGACTTTAGGTTTATCACAGTAGTACAAGACTACCCTAAAGACCATTGGGCTGTTAGTAATATTGGCTATGAAGTCAATGGTGATATTGCAATTTATGTGCAATCTCCAGACGGCACAGTAGTGCACAGGCAGAACGACTACACGGATGGAGCGGTGGGTTTGGCAACAGCACTAAGGAAGGTGGACCCTAGCTATAGGAAAGGGGGTGATCCAGATCTCAGAGCTACCCTTGAGGGATCTCTGTTGGTTTTTGTTATCGCTGTTACACTAGTCTTGGCTGTATTCTTTTTTAGGAGGACTGACGAATGAGTATTATATCTATTGCGTTTGCTATTGCAGGTTTTGCAGGTGGTTGGATTGCCAGGGAAACTTGTCGCCCTAAAGACCACCCAATTATTGATGGTGTTAGAAAGCTTCTAGCACAGAAAGCTAAAGAAGCTAAAGTTATTGATGTTGAAGAAGAACTTAAAAAACTTAAAGGAGTATAATTATGGCTGGATTTAAAACATATATCGCATGTGCTGGATTGTTGGGATTAGCTATATTCCAACTCTCAGAAGGGCACTTTGAACAGGCTGGACAATCGTTCCTAGCTGCATTAGCTGCTTACGGCTTACGCAGTGCACTGAAGAATGTAGCCTAATGGGAAGGGTACTTATAGCTGGTGAATGTAGCAATGGTGTTGCAGGGCACTTGCGTTCCCTGGGGCACCATGTCACCACTGCTGATTTTAAACCTAACGAGGTTGACCAGACAAACCATTACCAAGGCAACTATTGGGATCTACTTGATGGTAGTCACCATTGGGATATGTTGCTAGGCCACCCAACCTGCACGAACATGGCTA